CTTTTTTCGTGTCTTGCTCTTGAAAGCTATTACTGGTTTTTTTAAAACAGTCTTCACCTCTATTTTTTCATTTCTCACTGGAACAAAATTGACGGGTTTTATTGTAAGAAATACAATTAAGCTCGGTGGATTAATCAGTGGACTGTTTAATGGTATAGCATCTATTTTTACATCTATAGGTAATAAGATAAGAGGCTCCGCAGTTCTTGGAAAGCTGAAGCCCTTACTCAAAATCTTAATGGGAGCCTTAAAACAATTTTTAAAATTCGTCGCTTGGCCTTTAAGTCTTGTGATAGCTGCTGGTCTCTTGATCAATGAAACTCTTAATAGTTTTATGAATACTCAAGGTAACTTTATGCAGAAGCTTATCGTAGGTTTGAAAAACGGAATAGGAGTTATAATAAATTTCTTTGTAGGTTCTCTCCTCGATTTTGTTAAAGATACTTTGGCTTGGGTTATTGGATTCTTCTCCACAGATTTAAAGAAAAAACTGAATGATTTCTCTTTTACAGATTTGATTAGTGATATGTTTGCATCCTTCGATGATTCTATGTTGTGGTTTGGGGGAATGATGCAAGCTATTGGTGCTGGATTTAAGGGAGCTATAAAAGCTGGGATGCCAGGTGGACAGACTCCTACAGAAGGTTTCAATCAGGCCTATAACGCGTCCATGGCTGGATCAGCTGACGCGACAGCTGCAGCTTCATATTTTTATACTCCAGAAAGCGTAAGTACGGAGAAAGAAATCGATTTATTTACTCCAAAAAGTGGTGAGAAGGTAATGACGGCATCTACTGATGCTAAAGAATCAAGTAAGTCTTCTACTGTAATGAATGGTGGTAATAGTAGTGTGGTAAACGCTCCAGTTATTAATAATAATATTATACCGAGTCCTATCGTAAACACTAACCCACTAAATCTGGCTGGTGCTTATTCAAGTGTTCCTTTGAACTACTAAGTGTAAAAACTGGCCCCTCTGTCCCGCCGTTATTACCGATATCTCCTGCCGCTTAGATATCTTTCCTCATTGAATGTCTAGAATCCCCATCCTAAACCTGTCCCTCTAACTCATAGATTGAATTAGTTCATACTCTGACACGAAGAGTATTCCCATATACTTTAGATTAAAGTGTTATAGTATTTATAACTCTTTCCCCTATTCAGCAGCTAATTTTTCAAAATAACTCATAGTGGTGTCACTAGAATCATTTGAATTACTAACAGGTGCTGGACTATCTGACCACGGAGTAGAACTCGCTGTGGCAGAAGAAGCTGATGTGTTATCATCTGCGATTGTTTCCGCTGTCGCTGTAGACATCTCAACACCACCTAATCCTAAAGCTCTATTGAGTTTAGTTTTTAGGTCTTCATAAGACATGAACTGATCTGGTGCGATCAACTCTGCTAGTGAATGTTGTTTGTTGTAGATACCTTCCATAACAGAATCATCTTCTGAGATAGGAGCTGGATTAGAGAACTCTGATTTATCATAGTTCCAATATCCGTCAACTTTCCTTACTTTAAGTTTGAAGTCAGCACCTTCCCACATATCAAATGGGTTCACTGGTTTTTCATCCTCAAATTGAGGCTGCATCACATCTTTGACTTTCTCAAAGATTTTTTTACCGAAACGATAAAGCATTACTTTACCTTCGTATTCAGGATGAGCTGGATCAGAGATAACTAGAACATTCGCTACATAATGTAGTCTTCGTTTTTGTTTTCTCGCTTGATCTTTCTGAGCGTCATCACCACTATTCCATAGAGTACCGTTATACTCTGAAACAGGACAATTATTACCCAAAGTCGTTAGTGACTTTTCTATGAACCATCCACCAGGACCTTGAAACCCATGATCCCAATATTGGACCCACGGAAGTTCTTCTCCATTAGCAGCTGGTAAGAAACGAAGTACTGCATACCCATTACTAGATTTGTCTAGTTCAGGTTTCCAGAATCGATCATCACCGTATCCTTTTTTCGAATCAGAGGATTCTGATTCTAGTGCGGTTTGTAGTTTATCGAAGCCACCGCGACTTCTCTTTAATTCATTAAATGACATTTTATCTCCTTGTATTTTAATTATTATATTTTATTTTATCCACTTTATTCATTATGTAAAACTATTATATTCTAACGGTTTTTTAATTCCGTCATAGTATATAGTATAACTGACATCTTTAAATCTGTCAATCACTTTTTTTATCTGTGCTTCTTGTGTCCCTAAAAGTGAATTAGGATTATTAGTACCAACCCTCAATCGAGAGTTCTCACTCTCTCTTGTGTAGGCGTTAGTACCAGCATAGATGTTCTGATAAGTTTCTTCTTGAAAGTTCCATATTGAATCGAAACCGACAAGACATATCTCATCAAAACCCATGAGAGAAGCCTGCGTCATCGCTTGACTTCCAGAAAAGAAGTTGACACTAAACATAGGGTCATCTACCGTTCCTTTCATATTCTGTATTTGCCAATTAGGTTCTACCCCAATGACATGAACTTCGAATAAATCTAATAGATCATCCTCGAGTCCAAATATCCAAACATGGTTTTTGTTGTTTGGATTTGATTCTTTGATACTATAACTAGGATCAAAGTTCATTAATATTAATTCTTTGTAATCGTGTGGAATACATTCATAGTCTGGAAAGATACATTTATTATGTAACGGATATCCTGACTGACATATTTCTTTGAGTACTTTTGAGTCACCCGATACTAAGTAGTCTGGTGAGTAATCTCTATACAACGCGTTACAACCGAATGTTGTTCCATCTAATGTATCTAAGTCTAATCCTTTTCTTGAAGGACCGTTTCCTATGATGTAGGCTGTACCCATATTCCTCTCATCAATGTTTTAAGTTTCTTGTGTTCAAATTCTATGAACGGTTTTAATTTTAGTAATCTGTTTTTCTCTTTCGGCCAGATGAACTTCTCTTGGATTGTTTCATCGTATCTATTAAAGATACCGAACAAAGAATCAAATTCGATTATCGTCTCAGCTGTGATCTTCTTACCTAAGAATTCTTTTAGTATCACAGGATGTTGACCATCAACTGAATCTAAAAGTGTTTCTAAAGTATCATACTTGTCATACAAATATCTAAAGTCTTCTGTGATAGTATAAGTCAATTTTTGTTTTCTTTTCTTAAAAGCTTTGTAGTTGTCTACACATTCGTTATCTAATAAGGTACGAACATAGTATTTTTTTATAGATAGATTCGATACTAGAAAGTCTCGTAAATCTTCTCTATGTTCTCTAGCTAGTTTCGCGAAGTGATACTTGTCACTTCTCTTTAGAAACGCTGGTAACTTAACTGGGACTTTACCATTATACTTAAAGAAGTCATAAGCCTCTGTATTAAAATGATTATTAACAGCTAGGTATAAACAGTAAGCGTCGAATCCTTCTCTACTCGTCATTAATATCTAGGCTTTCTTCCCATTTCATTACGATTCAAATGATTCATTCGGTCTCTACGAACAGCCTCTTTCATCTTTCTTTGTTTCTTCTCGGCTGGTTTCTCATAGTACTGTCGTTCTCTGACTTCAGCTACGATACCTTTTCTCTCACATTTCTTTTTAAATTGTCTGAGTAGAACATCGAACGGTGGTGGACCATCATGTCTATTAGGTTTATTAAAGTTTTTGTTGTTGTCGTAAGACTTTTGTTTTTGGGGTTTCATAATTTATATTGGTAGTTTAGCTTGTGACTCATCTTTAAGAAATCTTAGACTAACGGCTTCTGCCTTAATCTTTTCTTTAAGTGGTGGTGTGATTAGTCCTTTAACTGAATCGGGTTCTAGGTGATTCTCTTGACAAAAATGTACTATAGCATCTATGTAAGATAATCGTTTATTTATTACTAGTTCTTCTACAGAGTTAGTAAACTTCTTTTTAGTTAAAATCATACTTCTATTATAACAGGGATTCCTCAGCTGTCAAGTTTTACTTGGGTAGAGTGACTGATATCTTTCAAAGCTCTGAGTATACCATATTGTTTTTCATCAATACCATAGTGGTTATGAGAGATAAAAAATAATATATACAATAACAATGCTCTCTTCATTCTGGTGGATTGTTGTGTCCTAACATTGTATCTTCTATTGGTTCCCAATTCTCTATTGCCTTTCTGATAGCACCTTCGGCTAATACAGAACAATGTAATTTGATTGGGGGTAGTTCTAATGCTTCGGCTATATCTTTGTCTTTGATTAGTCCGGCTTGTTCGATAGTTTTACCTTTTAACATTTCAACAAACATTGATGATGATGCTATAGCAGAACCACAACCGTATGTTTTAAACTTAACATCTTCTATGATATTACCTTTTAGTTTTAGTTGTAATCTCATGACATCACCACAAGCAGGAGCTCCAACCATTCCAGTTAGAACATCTTTATCTTTTGGGTCCCATCGACCAACTGAATGAGCGGATGGATTCTTCAAAACATCTTCGAATCGATCTACTACTTTTTTAGAATAAGCCATTTGTTTTATAGGTTTGAGTTATGTAAGGTTATAAGTGTTATAAATATATGTGTAAGACTTAATAATCTTACTCTTATATAACTATTTATAACAAAGGATACTCTAATGAATGTAAAACAATCATGGAGTAGACACGGCGAAGAAGTAAAAGAATCAACTTCTAGAACCCTTGAAATAGCTTTTATAATATTCGGGTGTTTATCACCTGTATTTATTATACTAGCCACTTCAGACGGTTTTGTATTTTGAAACATAATAGAACTTAGGCACTACTCCTAAAACCCGTATTCAGTTTTATACTGACTACGAAGACTCAGCAACTGGTCAATCCAGTTGTCTGGGTTTTCTACGAATAATTGGGCTTGTTGTGTTTCCTGTACAGATACGATAGTTACAATTCTTTCAATCTTAACTCCATACCTTTCTTCGAACATCTTAGCGTACGCTGTCTCTTGCATGAAGTAACCTTTGATCTTACTGGTAGTCTTCGCTTTAGTACTTGTCTTAAAATCGATTACAGACACCTTCCCAGCGAACTCTGCGATACAGTCTACTCGTCCAGCTATACATAGATCATCAGAATATAATGATCCTTCTAACATATAGATGTCTCCGATCTTATCGACAATTTCTTTTGTTTGATTAAACATCATCTGATCTAGTGGTGTTGAGTTAGATAATTTATCTGTGATGTCTATGTTGTTAATGTAGTCTTCTTGAAGATTATGATATCTAGTACCACGAGCCGCCGCTTGTCCCGAGATTTTATCGGCCTGTTCGTTTCCTACATGAGCTCTCCACTTAGCGACCCACTTGGCACTGTGCATTCCTGTAACTGTTGTGACTGACGGATACTTGTTTCCATCGGGTGTCACATAATATCTTTTTCCGTTAACTGTTTCGGTGGGTAGTGTTACGGACTTGTACCCTTTCAAATGATTGAATTTCATAATTTATTTCCTTTCCTTTCTTGACGATTCTTTCTTGGCTTGAATAGCACCGTGTTTTTTAATGATCGCTCGTGTCTTTAATTCTTTAGATGTAGCTCTGTGATGTTCGGCCGCTACTGTACCAGCTGGATGAGCCTCTCCAACTTTTTGTAGGACTTCTTTGAATCCATGATTGTCCACATTTGTAGTACCACTACCTCTTACAATACTAGGTACTGAAGTGTAGTGTTGTTGAATCTGAGGATTATCTTTTAGATAGACTTCTTTGTCAACCATCTTAAACATCTTATCGAAGGTCTCTCCAGTTTCTTTATTTATAAATTCGTATATGGGCATTCTTATTCTTCTAAGTATTGTACGGAACCTGTATCATCAACGGTCACATACTTCTCATTCGTTCCATGTAACTTCGGTTTGATTGGTCTTGAGTCTAACATCTGAGGAACATCGTCCATCTTCTGTTTCATCTTTTGTTCAGTTTCACTATTAACTCTACTGAGTTCTCCAGTAATCTCTTGAATGAATTGTTTCTCTTTAATAACTTCTTCACTGGTAGACGATTTGTCTTTGAGTAGTTCAGCTATACGAATGTGAGCTTGAGCTAATTGTTGTTGTAGTTCTCTAATGTTATTTTTAAGAACTGTTATTTCTTGTCCTATATCCATTTTGTTCTCTTGTTCATGAAGGTACGGACTACTCCGAGTTCTTCTGTTTTAAAATCTTCTAATTCTTTTGGTCCATATAATGTTCCAAATCTAACACACTTGTTCGCGGTGTTACAATGAGTAATCCAATCTTCGTCTGTCATTAGTGTCTTGTGTTGGTTATCATCTGTAAACTGATAGATGGCTTGACCGATTCGTGTAAAGAATACTTCTACAGGATTTGGATCATAGTATCCTCGTTGTTTTCCTCTGTGTGTATTTAACTTCACATCTTCGAACTCTAAGTTCTCAATTAGTCTGTCTTCAATTTCCTGTTCATTCGTCATCATTATTTTTCCTTTGTCTAAATTGTATTAGATTATCTTTTGGCACCTGTGGCACCTGTTTATTTTCACTATCGTCTTCTAGGGTTACATCGAATACTGGTAGATCGGATAAATCCATATCATCAGTATTATCACAACCTGTTAAATGTATCGGTAGCATATCACTATGTAAAAGTTCACCAGGAATACTTCCCGTATCAGAGTGAATCATTAAGTCATCAAGAGCCATACTGTTTTTAATATAACTGTCTAACATTAAAGCAAACTGAGTAGCTGTCTTATATATGTCTTGTTCTTCAAACGATTTCTCTTGTACTGCTGATAGAGGGGATTCTCCAAAAATCAATTCGACTTCTCCTTTAGCTGTTAGTCTAATGAAAGCGTCTCCGTGAGTTCCTTCTATAGAGAATTTATTCTCCATCCTTGATCTCCTTCTCTCTTCTCATGTGGGCTATAAAACGATTATAACCTGTATCATTAAAGAAGGGTACATCGTTTCCTTTCGGATCAGTGTAAGTTTCTTTTCTGAGATATTGTAACATATACTGGGAACCTTCTTTCTCACCATTTCTGTATGAGAAATATACTGCACCGATGATAACACCGATGTAGGTAATTCCTTGTAATATTATAAATGAGTTCATAGTGTATATACTATAACAAAAGTGTACTAGTGGTTACAAGTGTTATCTTGTAATCTTTTGTAGTCTGTCTATTTGTGATTGTATTATGGCTTTTCTGTTTGGCCAGTAGATGTATTCTTTATCTTCGTTCTTCATTAAGTTCTGTAATAATGGTAGAATGAGTTTTTCACATTCTATCAATCGATCTTTGAAAGCGGTTTCTTTATCTGTATCGATTGACGAAAGGTTTGTTTTGTGGTCTTCCAATTCACCTAATGAATTGGATACTAGTTTTGTTAGTAAGTCTAACTTGATATCTAGTTCTTCTATAGCAGCGGAACTAGCTTGTCCTGCTGAGGACTTGGCTACCGCTTTGAGTTGTTCTGCAACTTCTTTACCAACCGTGGCGTCTTCACCTGTCTTGGTTTTAAGTTCTTCTTGATCTACTGCTGTAAACCCGAAGTCGTTATAGTCACTCATGTTTCTTTGGGCACCCATTCAATTTTGATTCCTCTACGATCTATTTCGTTTCGGACTTTTTGTTTGATCTTTGGTTTGATGGTCGAACTGTTAAACTCTTTAAAGAGATTCTCCTGTGACATTGTTTTAATGTAGAAGTGTTCTGTTTTGATTTTACCTGTGACTCTATCTTTTGTCTGTGTTGATTGTTTTAATTTTATTGGCATTGTATTTATTGTATTGTATTTAAAATAAGAAAGAGGGAACTTAATCCCTCTGTTCTATAAGCTTATGAATCAGAGGTATCTGTTTCTTCTGTAGTTTCGGCAACTGGTGACGGTACAGCACTTGGTGCGGTAACCTCATCGGGTTGTTGTTCCTTCACTTCAGCAAGAAATGTTTCTCTAAGTCTTCCAACTCCAGCTAGTTCTTCACCCTTGAATGCACCTCTCGCTGAGCATACATCAATGATTGAAACAACACCTGCTAGGTCTTGGATTGTTACTATCTTAGTTTCCATTATTTTTCTCCTGTTAATAATATTGGTTTCATAATATAAAAGTTGAGTAGACCGATTAAAATCTACTCGACTTATATTAATTATCTCACGACTTTCTATTTCTGTCAAGTCGTTTTTGTGTCCTCCGTTGAAGTTGTTGATGTAAAGTTCTCTTTCTCATGATTACTAATTATCACCTCCTATCAATTTCTATTTACGAATCTCATAATATAAAACCTTGTCGGGTAAGTTCTCACTCACACTCATAGTCTATGTTGGAAATCGGGACACTGTTGTGGCTTTGGCTGGTACAGCACTATCGGTCTGTTTAGTGATAGGTGTATCAATATGATTACCTTCCGCTATATACCCAGCTTCTAATCCTAGTCCTTCCCATTTGGAAGTACTTGAATTCCACAAAAATTCTATTTGTTTGTTGAGCATAGGATCATGAAGATTCATAAACCCTAGTATAGGGTCATACCGTCTTATCTCACCTACGCGTCTTTTATTAGACTCTGTGGTGTAATAGATGGTTCGTTCTTCTTCGGTTAATCCTAGTTTATTACTCATGTAAGTATTTATTACTTTGACTTACTTTCTTTTTGCCAAATCTTAGGAAAAGCTTCCGCTACTATCGCGGCTGTTACTCCTTTGTATGGAAGAGACTTACCTATGATAGCTTGTAAGAGTTTAGCTTCATCAATGTGAAGTGAACTCATAAGTCCAAGATAGATTTCTTCTCTCTTTGATTGTTTCATGTTCGGTCCACCTTTAATGAGGTAGATGAACTGTTTGTATACTCTGATGAGTCTGTCATCTGCTGTATCAATAGTAGCCGCTGAACTATAACTTCTACCTTCAGGTAAAGGTCCAGTAGGTACTAACCACTCGATGTTCTTCGCGTAAGCTCCTCTGAGTACAGACATAAAGTCAAGTCGTTTCTCATATCTCTGTAAGAGTTCGATCTTATCTTTTTTTGATTTTAGTTTTGAAATTGTTGAGAGTATCTCAACTACTGATGCGTCTTGTGTAAGACGACTATAGTCTATTGCCATTATTTAATCCACCTTTAATATTATCATATTATTATTTATACGACCAGTAACCTTACTAGCCTTAGAGTTTATTTCACTCATACACTTATTTAGTACAATCGTACCACCCTCTAAAATCCGTTCAATGACTTCTTCAGTCTTGACACCTAGTTTCTTACTACTCGATGTTTTCGGATGATAGTTTTGAAGTGTTGTTCCTTTAACAGAAAGACCACTCCGATCTTCTTGATCATACTTAATGATCTCATTTGTTTTACTATTAAATAACCATAACTGTTTAGCTCCGATAATCTTTGAGGGATCAATCGACTTGACTTGATTCACTGGGTCGTGATCTAAGTAACTTAACTTCTCAACTAATTTAGTAGCTGAATGTTGTTTAGGTTTTCTTGGTTTTCTAATTGGTTTGTTGTTCTCTGTATATCTGTTAGTATCTGATATGATTTTCTTGACAAAAGTTAAGAAGGCTTTCTTCTCACCTTTATTCATGTGACTGTAACCTTCTTTTAGTTGATCGTCTTTACCTTCCATGGCTTCTGTTATTTCGTCTACCATGTCTTGATACTGGTCTGGAATTCTACTAGCCACCGCTGACGATGTTTTGTTTGTAGTTAGGTAGTTATACATATCAAACTTCTCACAGTCCCACATATCGATAGCGTAGTCAACATCACCTAAGAGTTCCATGACTTTATTATCCATGTTCTCTTGAACGGTTAATCTCTTCTTAACTATTTTAGTTGGGTCTAAGTTTTCCGTTAACATATCAATAGCTTTCTTATTATACATTCTTAATTCTTTGTGTAGATGTTTCTGCCATCCCGCGGTACCCTCGTTAGGATAATCGTTATGGTCTGGAAAAACCAGTCCGTTCTCTATACCTCGAATAAGGTAAGCGACAGTTTTCTGAACATTCATCTTCTTAAATTTAGAAGCGTTCTTATATCCATGTTCTTTTGCGTATTGTAATACTACGAGATCAGTTTGTTTTCTGTCCCACATATAATTGTACCAACCGAAAAATGAGTTTAATGATTTACCTTTTTTCTCGAAGTAGTCCACACCCATTGGTTCGGGACCGTAATGCATTTCATCAATAGTTAATCTTGATTTCTTTGTTGATCTTACTTTGTTCTTTCTTTTTTTATTCGCCATTGTATTATATAGTCTTATTTATTTTCCAATATGTTTAATTTCATTATTAGGTATTACTTGATACCCACCTTTGTTGTATCCTATAGCAACTGTAAAGTTCTTTGATACATCTTTCTTATATGACTCATCGGCTACTGGAGTGTATTTAGACTCACCAGTGTATGAAGGATATTTCTTATCGAAGTCTTTCATCGCTTGAAGTCTTTGTATTGTTTCTGTACTTGGTTTGTATTTACCCATCGTATGAGGAACTACTCGTTTTGTTTTGGTAGCTGACCATAAATGGTTTTTTCTTTTCTTTCCTGTCGGACCGTATCTCATCGATGATCCTAAATTAATCATCCCCATTATGAAGACCGTGGGTCCCATTCTGATTCTATTTTAGCCCACTCTTTTGGAGTCGCTCCTGTTTGAATAAACTCTCGTTCATCTTCGGACAACTCTGAGAACAAGTTTTGAATCAGTGGTCTTGTTTGTTTCTGAGATTCATCAAAGAAGATATCGATCTTCTCCTGTGTTGTGTTTAATTCCATTGAACTGGTGTTACCTGTTAACATGGATTCTCTTTGTAATGTTATCATATAATTTATTTACCTCTTTATTATTAACTCTATGTCCATAGTATAACAAAAGTGTACAGGTGGTTTCAAGTCGCCATACACTTTCGCCATTTGGATTGGTTCATGTTATTCGGATAAGTTGTATAGAGTTTATCTCTACATATTTCGAATTGGTGTCTCTTCTTAATTTTCTCTTCTGTTAAGGGTAAGACTATTGGGGTTAGTACTTTGTTTTCTTCTATACCTTCTTGGGGTCTGAATGTTTTATCAAACATAAAAACCACTGATAGTAGAACCACAAGTCCAACTAATTTATTTTTCATTATAATATACTCCCGAATAAAGTTCTGAGTAGAAAAGCTAATCCGACTCCGTTCAAAACCATCAAGGCTCTGTCATTCCATAAGATCGATACCCACAACCATAGAGAAACTCCACAGGTTGATAATACTAGATCATACATCTGATACCCTTCGATTCCTCTAACAGACATACCGACCATCAAGAAACAGGATGCTACCCATTTAATATACCAGTCTAATGTGTATTTCGGTGTTTTCGATTTTATTATATATTCTTCCATTCTCATTTTAGATGTACGGGTCATATCCCCATTGTAGTAGTGATTGTCTTGATTTAAGTCGTTTATCATATTCGCCTGGACAATTCTTTGATATCGCGTTCATAAAACGAGGTCCGAAATTGTTATGTCTTCTTATTTGATACTTATCGATATCGGGAATCCTACGACCCATGTAATATCTACAGTACCATTGAAACCAACCTAATGGGTCCTCGGGTGTTATCCACCCAGCGTTAGTCCAAGCTTCCATAGAAGTTCCAGCTCTAATCTTAAAACAATTAAGTTTAGTATCGAAACCGTCTTCTGATATCTTAGCTGATTCGAACCAGTCTTTAGGATACTCATTCATATTGTCTAGTACTTTAAAGTACCAGCCACCGAAGACTCCTAATTCTAACATCTCTTTAGGTGTTAGTTGTGGGTTAAATTCTTTTGTCATATTCTTTTGTCATATATATTAGTAGGGCGAGAGAGTAAGATCGGTACACTTTGGGACATTTCACTGGTTACAGAATATATCATTACGAAACCCTCATTACGAAATACCATTCGTGATCTTACTCCCTCTAAACTTTTATTCACCATCGCCACAATAGTTGTAATCGATTTTGTCTTTGGCTAGATCGGCTACATCTCCGTAGTCGATATCACTCGGACTTATGTTCTTAGCTTCTCTAAGAGTCATGTTGTCCACCTGTTGTTCTGTGTAGTTCTTATCCCAATCAGATAACTTACCGTTGATTCGAATCGCTTCGTTGACTTCTTCAGCCACCATCTCGGCCAAGTCTTCTAAGAGTTCTAACTCCTGTTCTTGGTTAACCGTATTAACTAGTTCTGATAATGAACTCATGATGTCACCTCACCTTTAGCTTGTTCTCTGAGACCTTTGATAAGTTCTCTAGCCATCTGCCATCCGTTAAGATCACCACCAGCTTCTATACCACAGTCCTTATCATTCACGACAAGTTTGTAATACTTAGAACCACTCATCAGTCCGTTAAGTTTTCCGTCTGTGACTTTACCAGTCAACCACCATTTGTTAGTAGTATTCACGACTGGAGTAACTCTCCAACCCATTTTGTAAAGACCAGCTCGAATCGCGTTCGCGGAGATTATTCCTTTGTTCCCTTCAGGAACTTTCATCATTGTGTTATAATTCATATTTTATTTTACCTCTTTATTATTAATCACTATATACATAGTATACCAAAAGTGTACACGCGGTTACAAGTTTAGTCAATCGGTTCGCTCTCCTACTCCCCAATCAATTACGACTGGAAATCTAGGAACCCCATCGGGGGTCTTTTCGAAGTATCGACAAGTTACCCATGTAGGTTTTACATCTTGTTCGAGTAGTTTTTTTAATGTTTCTTGATTACCTCTAACTCCACTACGGAAGTTTCTTCCATCACCAAGTTCTAGTTCAAAGTGTTTCGCGTATCCAGCCCAGTTACCTTGACCCTCTAATACTTCGACCACAATAAACTCTTCTGTTATAAATTCTTTTCGTTTAAGAAGATTCTTACTTCTCTTGTTTTCGTATGGTGTATCGTTACGGACCATCTGTCCTTCATAACCTAGTTCGGTGTAATCGGAATAACAATCGTCTAAGGCATCTTGATCAGAACAGTAAGTGGTCTTCACCGCTTCTACTGTAGCGACAAGATGTAATCCAACACCTTCGTTAGATTTGTAGTTGTTCATTAGATCATATGTGATAATATCAAATCTTTCCGTGAAGGGTAGATTGGGATTGTCAAGATCGAATAAATCGTAAATGTGGTATTGAACTTTGTCAACACATTCATTAGCTTCTTCTTCTGTCGGTTTGATTTTTCGAACTAGACTTGTGATCTTGTTAAAGTTAGCTTTCATTTCGTGATTGTATAGTTCACCGTCTAGAACGATGTTTGGATTGTCTTCAAAGAATGTCATCAAGTCTTTACTGATGTGGTCACAAC